TATATCGTGTAATGCAAGAATCTTTAATAACCTTCGGTGAAGAAGAGTAATTATGGCAAGACGTAATTACCGTAAATCTTCTAAAAAAATCCAGCCTTCTGTGATGACTGTTAACATTCCCCTTCCAAATACTGATAGATTAGGTAAAGGTCGTTTCGTCGATTTGAGTCAAGTTGCTTCAATCGTTAATAGGCGTTTTTATCGCCAAGGTTTGCAATGGGCTGTAGGTGGTTTCACTTTACACACTACTGCTACAAACGGCGAATGTCATATATTCAAAGTTCCTCAGACTTGGATTGCTTCTAATTCATGGGAAAAATCATTTAGATTATGGCAAGAAATGATTAAAGATTCAACTTCTGAATCCCCATCATTAAAACCTAAGTTTATGGATTTCAAGGTTTATGCAGATTATCTTCATCAATCTCTTGGTGTAGGTGAAAATTTACTCCCTGCTTCTAAGAATGCTTTTAACAACTGGACTCTTGCTAATCGTGGAGATTGGGATATGAGTACTATTGTCGTACCGGATTCCGATGTCCCTGGTACTTCTAGGGAACGAGATATGATGTTTGTAGGTCCTAATAATTATACGACACCTGGTGCTAGTGGTAATTATTCAGTATCATTAATTGATGGTTATGCAGTTAGTCGGTCTTTGCCTGATATTGCTGACCCTAATATGCCTGCCGAGTCTTCTGATGCGTCAGCTTCCGGTGCTGAAAATTGGATGCAACAAATTCAAAATGAAGGTACTACTCAAGATTCGACTGTTATTCAAGAAATCGTTTTGACAGATAATAATCAAGCACCTTATCCGTTCGAGAATGGTGACAATCCTGCTGGTGGTACTTACACCGAAACTCAATATCCTGGTGGTCAAGCACAACTGGTTGATTTAGAATTTCATGACCAAATGAATGTAACTTCTACTACTGTTAGTGGAAAGGTTACTGCTCAAGGTGGTATGTTCCCTTGCGGATTAGTTAAAATATATTACAGTGATGCTCTTGGAAAGGCAACTGACGACCCAGCCGCAGACGATTATAGGTCGGTTTTACAAATACATTTAGTTCCTGGTACTCATAGAGGTTACCTAGCAGAACCAATGACGGATATGTGATATTTATGAATGGAACTACTGAAACAATTATCGAAACTACAAAGTGGGCAAGTTTATTGAACCACGTAAAACAAAACAGAATAGAATATTTGATTTGTGTAGCTATACTACATATTGTAGGTGCTACCAACAAAGTGTACTCACAAGTTGAAGGAGTGTGCTTTTGATGGCTTACAGAAAGAAAACATATAGATTTAAAAGAACTTACAAACCAAAGACCCGAATGGGTAAAGTATTCAGAACCCGAAAGGGAAAATTAGGATGTTACAAATATGTCGGAAACAAACGAGTTGCTTTTGTCAGAAAGAGTCGAAAATATTGAATGTTCTAAGTGCGGGAGCACTAATGTTTACAAAAATTACATCGACACTGCCGAAGTAGTTCACTGTATTTGTGAATGCGGTATGGAGTGGGTAGAGTGATTTCTGATGCGCTTTTTCACGCTGTTCCTGGGTATGGATTATATCATGGAATCACCGAATCTTACGACGAAGATATTCCTTTTAGTATCAAGGCTAGGAACGCTGCTCTTGGTGGCGCTTCTCATGGTATGTACGTTTCTACGCTTACTCACCATGCTATAAAAATGCAAGATTATCAAATCGCAACTAAAGGTTACTACAGTAGCCCTACTCATGGATGGGCTATGTATCGATTTTTGATTACTAGAGTTTTGCCACCTACTGCTGTTGCTGCTGTAGTGGTAGCTGCCGGTGCTGGTGTATCTTACGCTATAGCCGGTGAAGAAGGTGTTCAAGATTACGCCGAATTCATGTCAGAACCTAAGCATATGCCTTTTAGAACTTCTTGGGCATTGGCTACTTTAATTGAAGAATATAATCCCTTTTGAAAAAAGGGTTGGGGGGGCAGCATCTTCCGATGCTATTATTACCCCCCCCTACTTCACAGTTAACATGGGCACCACTGAAAGACCTAACTGGGAAGTTAAACTTAACAAAAAAACCGCTTGCGAATATTGGAGAGAACCGGAATTAATTCTTATTGAATGTGACGGTACTCAATGCGATATATGCATTGAATTCAATATATGGGATGAGCAACAATGAATGTTCAAAAAAGGCACTGGTGTTTCACTGCTTATGCAGGTCACCTAGGGCTAGATGATGATTTCTCTTCTGAGGAAATAATCGATGCGATGCGTTCGCATTGGGAATCAGTTAATGATTTACCGGGAATCCGGTACGCTATCGCTCAAATAGAGATGTGTCCAACTACACATAGGTTGCACATCCAAGGTTATCTTGAATTTAAAGATAGTAAAAGAATGAATACTATCTACAAGATGTTTCCTGCTAATCTTGAATACAGGAAAGGCAGCAGAGATGATGCAAGAGACTATTGTCGAAAGAAAAAATGGAAAGGTAAAGATAAAGGCCAAGTGCAACGACTCCCCGAATTTGGAGAGTGGCGTAAGGAGAGAGTAGCTGCTATATCTCCTAAAATTAGAGCAATACAAATGTTGAAGGTAGGTTTTACTCCTGCTGATATTTTGAAATATGATATAGATGCGTATTTTACGCACTATAAAGCGATAGAATCTGTATATCGTGTAATGCAAGAATCTTTAATAACCTTCGGTGAAGAAGAGTAATTATGGCAAGACGTAATTACCGTAAATCTTCTAAAAAAATCCAGCCTTCTGTGATGACTGTTAACATTCCCCT